TACTTCTTGCAGCCAACTCCCAACCTTGCGAGTACGATCCTCGTAATTCATTTCTTTGCCTCCAATAAATATTTGTCAAAGTCTATGATGTCATTCAATCGGTCAGTGTTCGAGCGACCAGACACATCATCGATGTCATCATCCCAACGCTCACCGTTCAGCCATGTTGTCGGGTGGGGAATGTATTGCTTCTCTTTGTACTCAACAGATTGAGCAAACTTAGAAGCAGCCTGAATAATTGTATCTGCATCAGCTTTCTTCAATGCTCTAGCAAATGCCAAACGAGCATGACCTTTAGCAATCTTGCGTGGGTAGATCTGCCAGAACTCATCGAAGGTAGGTGTCTCACTGACACCCCAAGTAGTATTAGATATATTTAACTTAGTTACATTATTATTATCTTGGTGTGTCACACTGACACCCTCCTCTTTTAGACAGTTGAATTGATAGATCGTAGAAACACCAGTGCGACCTGCGATCTTGGTTAAGTAACCGTGTTTGACACAGTAATTCACAGCACGAATGACTGAACTCTTACTGAGTCCAGACAATTCACACAGCCTTTGGATGGTTGGATAAGCTATACCGTATGAGTCCGTATGATCTGCTATGAGTAGCATAATCAACTTTGCATGACTGTTTGGTACTTGCCATTGTACTACCTCTCGTAGTAGTATCTCAGCATATAGCACGGCCCATGTACTCCTTGTTATATATTGCCTCACTGGATGCCCCGCCTACTCTCCCTTGGCGGGGCTTTTTTATTTCATTTGCTCGATCATCTCTTTGAATAGTGCCTCCGATAATATCACACAGACTTTATCCTGACCAGTTTTTCTTTTGAACAAAGCCATGTCCCTACCTTCTAAGACCTTGAAAGCATTAGGAAAACTAGATGTAGTACGATACTTAACTTCAACTACCAGATTTCGTCCGACCAATGAGGGGAGGTGGATGTCTCCTGAGTATTCTCCTCCGAGAGATCCTGAGAGTGGGACTTTTTTTGCTTCGATCCCTTGGTCTTCAAGCCACTTGACGAACCATCTTTCGTGGTAACTTCCTTTCTGCTTATTCTTGTTTCCCATGAGCCATCCTCGTAGCAATTCATGCACACCATATGGTAACGTGCAGGTTTCATTGAAGCCATGATCGCAACGAAATACTCAGTGGTATCACCACATGAATCACAGATTGTAGATCCCGAATCAATCCGAGTACGAGCAGACTTTGATCTTAACGCCAAGTGCATCCAGCCAGCATGTCAACATGAAGCCAGATGGCACACGTTTATACTGTTCCCATTTATGAATTAATGAAATGGTACAGCCTATTTCCAAAGCCAATCTCTCTTGCGATAGACCAAGCTCATGCCTTCTTGCAACTAAAGCATCGATCAACTCGACGTAGGTATCAGTTACCTCGGTTGCTTTTGTGTAGTTTTGGAACTGCGGCATTGATTTTCTTTGGTTCGACCAGACCAGTAGGCCATCGCTTAGATAATCTATCTAGTGTTTGATATACTTTCTTCGCAGTTTCCAAGGTCAATTCTGTTTTGCCATTGACCGTGCGATAGTAAGTAGATGTTGGTATCTTTGCCAAGATAAATACCTTGTGCAAAGGTAGATCAACATAGCGATGCTTCTCTAGAATCTGATCCCAATAACTCTGTATCATGCCGCAGCATATGCACATACGCAGCTTTTATGTCAAGCGTCAGTCTTAATTTGCCACATAATCGAGGGCTTACCCCACTTAGTTTGGCGACGATTGCCACTGTCTTCGATTAAGCCAGCGTTTTTCAATTCAGTTAATCGTGGTTGTACTGATACTTGTGGTCGGCCTAACGCTTCAGACACAGCTTCAGCCGACATGGCAACGCCAGTTTCACTTAGTAGCTTGAAAACTTGATCGCGTATAGAGATCTTTAGTTCAGTGTTTGATTTGGCCGCAAACTTACTGGTGTCAGTAGATTGGTAGCCGATTCCTTGATGTGTGTATCCCATTAGATTGCCTCCGATTCAATTGGATCATCACCTCCATATAGATCCTGATATTCTTCATACATAGATGGTTGTCCATCGTCAGGATCTGGTTCATCAAACTCCATAGCCTCAACTTCACCGCTGCCACCGCAGTTCCAGCATGTATCTTTGTACTCCTCAAGGCTTGGAGGTAAGTCACGATTGACCCAAGGTTCAGGTCGTTCGAATGTTAGAGTGCCATCGCCCAGGCATTCTGGGCAATGTATAATTTCAGTCAGGTATTTCATCATCGATGTCTCCCAAGTGTGCCTGATAGTTATCTTCCCATGCTTTGGTTGCGCGTTCAATAAATCTTTCACGATTGAATCTAGGATTCGTAGCTTGCAGTTTATCCGCAAGCTCATTGATATGCGTAGGCCAGTGCATCATTGGCGCAATGTGATCTGCAATGAATACAAAATCACGGCGTGTAAAACTAGGTGTCTTCATTGTTAGCCTCCTTTGCAGCTAAGTTCCAAGCCATAGCAGCAGCGGTAGTTAGATGCGCTTTGTCTTCATCATTATGTGCATGGATCCATGTCATCAGTTCATCCCAATCTTTAGGAGTGTGAAATAATCCAATAGGTTTAAGCATGGCGTTCTATCCTTGTCTTAGTTGTCATTAAGTTATCAACAGTATCGCTGAACAAAGTCAGAGAATATTCTTTACCATCTTTGTCTATGATTCTTAGCTTGCGAGTAACAAACGTATAGTTCTCACCGTGATAGTCTATTTCTTCCCAGACTGATTGTACTTCGTGTAATCTTACGTCCATTGTTATGCCTCTATAGTTACAGTTACGTTTGAGTTGATGTAGTCATTGATGATGTCTTCAATGTCAGATCTGTGATCCCATACATTAAATTCATTCTCATCGATTGCCTTGATACGGCTGTCTACTTCTTCAGCAATGATTGATCGAATAGCTGAGATTAGTTGGCTGTCAGAAAAGTTCATTCGTTTACTCCATGATTGTAAGTTAGATCCGCAGCGCACAAGCCTACACGAATCGTGACCCGCCTCGGGCGAAAGGGTGAAGTAAGAGGCAGACGGTGCTGCCCCTTGCGGGGGTGGCTTACGCCACCTTTGCTCTGAGTGCTTTCATGCGATCATCTGATAGCTTCGCTGGTGCGCGTTTCTTAGCCATCGGTTCCCACTGTGTGCCAGTGACCTGCTCGTACACGGATAGATCTGCTTGATGACGTTCGTCTAACAACGTTAGTTCGACTTCCATGTTGTCGAGTAATCGCGCGATCGCATCGGCTCGGATGTCCTTGCCTTCTTCGACCGCTGTCTCGTAGTCAGCTAACTTGTCAGCCATCTGCTTCTTCTTGTACATTAGCGAGTTGTGCGATGTGTAACATTCGTCACGTGCAATACCTGCGATGAATTGCTCGTTAGGCACAACGTCCTGTGTAGCTTGATAGTAATTCAAAACTGCAAGTTTAAGTTCAACGAGTGTAGGTGTCTTCTTAGTCATAGCTCTAGGCTCCTTGTTATCTGTCGCGAGGACCACCCTCGCAACGACGACTTCATGCACGGAGCCAAAGCCTGATCCCCAGATCAGGTTGCTATTCGCAAGTTGTTTCCCCACAAGGAAAAGGTCGAACTACACACCGCCAGAAGCCACAATCACACAGCTATGAACAGCAAGAGGAAACTGCTTGCGAATGGTCTTTGGCCCGATGCAATGAACAAAGACGTGCGAGGTGGCCGCAGCCAGATAACCTAGGAGCCGCAGAGCGCTATGATCTAAGACTGCACCGCAGCGAGGCAGAACTTAAACGCAGCAGCTTTGAACCTTTGTAGTATGCTCAAGCACTTGTAGCGTGACAGACTGCACGTATGCGTTTTGTGCGTTGACAAGGGTATTACAGACGATGCTATGAATGGGGGGAGAGAGGGAGAGGGGGGTTGATGATAGGATGCAAAACGCAGACTGTGCAAGCAATTAAGAGGTTGATATGAGTAGTATTGCAAAGCGTGATCTAACAGACAGACAACGAGCGCTAGTGGATGCGTTTGTAGCAAACGGTGGCAATGTAGCAAAAGCTGCACATGAGGCTGGGTACGCAGCGGGGAACAGCGGACGAGCCTCTGCATACAAAGCTATGAAAACTCCGCATGTGCAACAGTATCTCATGCAAGCAACAGCAGATGCATTTGGGATTCACGCTGTCAGAGCGCTAGGTAGGGTAGCGGAGTTATCCAGTGGAGCTAAGAGCGAGTATGTGCAGCTGGAAGCATCCAAGGATCTGTTAGATCGGGCTGGGTTCAAGCCGATAGATCGTTCGCAAGTGCAAATTGCTGGGGATATTAGCGTAACAATTGATCTGTCCTAGCAGGGGGTGGGGTTAAAAAACTGCACTAGCGTGATTGTCAGTAGTCCCTCCCTCGAGTTATAGGCTAAAAAGGTACGCAAAGGTTTAGATAGATTTTTTTTGGTGAAAGGTACGTTATGCCCAAAGGTCAAAGTCCAGCGAGTTTAATGAAGGCTCGATATGAAATGATAGACGCTAAGTTGGAGCGTATGCCGAAGGATTATTCTAAGCTGTCTGCTTTTCGACGTAAGGTTAAGGAAATGCTTGGCACGGATGATGGTCAGTTGGTAACATCTTCACAGCGTAATTCGTTGCTTAAAAAAGCGAAGAAGATCGAAGCTAATATGTTGCGTCAGGATCGTATGGCGCAGAAGGTTAAGAAAGATCAGGAGCCATAAATGCCAAGGAAAGAGTATCAGAATCCTAAAGGTGGTTTGAATGCGGCGGGTCGTGCGTATTTTAAAAGGACTGAAGGTGCTAATCTCAAGGCTCCTGTTAAGAGCGGGACTAATCCTCGTCGTGTTTCTTTTGCTGCTCGGTTTGCTGGTATGAAGGGGCCGATGAAAGATGAGAAGGGTCGCCCGACTCGTAAGGCATTGGCGTTGAAGGCTTGGGGCTTTGGCAGTGTAGAAGCTGCTCGTAACTTTGCCAAAAGGAATAAGAAGTCATGAGTACGGTTAATGCTGCTGGCAATTATACCAAGCCAAAGATGCGCAAGAGTTTGTTTCAAGCTATAAAGAATCGCGCGACTCATGGAACTAAAGCTGGTCAATGGTCGGCGCGTAAGGCACAGTTGCTTGCGAAGGAATACAAGAAACGTGGTGGTGGTTATACATGACTTACGAAGATCGTGGTACGCTAAACGCTATCTTAAAGAAGCAGAGGGAAGCAGATGAAAGCAAGTCAAAAGTCGCTTCTTAACTGGGGTAAGCAGAAATGGCGCACCAAATCTGGCAAGAAGTCTAGTGAAACTGGTGAGCGTTA